CCCGACAAAAACTGAAACCGAACAATCAGAGTTATCGTGAACTGTGATTATTCCGCCGGTTAGGCTGATGGTAGCTTGATTGTCTACCTGGAAATGGTTGTTGGTAGTGTGTTTCATTGAATTGAATGTTAGTGAAGGTCGGAACATTGTCCTGACAAAATGTCAGGAACTTTAGGCTGATCAGTCATGGCAATTTGAACGCCAGGATTATCAGTAATTGCATGGCGCAGCATTAATTCCGCAAAATGCTTAGGGCATTTTTTGCCTGAATCTAAGTCAGGCAAAACGTTGAAAATTTCCCACGGATGGAACGTTCCATCGTCCCGCGGAATTGATCCCCAGATAAAGAATGAATAACTCATAGTTTCAAAAAAGGTTTGACCTAAGTAGTGGTTGGTTTGGAGCGGAAGCGGCCTGAACCGTTTCCTATTCCAATACTACAGGATAAAGGGCAATCATGCCAGCGCTAGCCTATAAACATTCATACAGTCTCTTATGTCCATTCATGGCCCTGATATATGGCTAACCTATGAAGAGATGGAGATTCTCTTAGAGTCCATTCATGTCTACTCTCGGACCGCTGATGGCAAGCGTTGTTCATCCGGGCAATGTGATTTCCTTCGAGATAAATTGCTGCTTCTCAAGCGAGATGGCTCAGCTTTAAGAATCTATCCATCGCGTTAGGTGGTGCGGTACATAAAAAAAAGCCCGGAAGTCCGGGCTATAAAATGAAGCTGTATTCGAGACAGTCGCAGGCTTTGACGCCATAGGGTTGAGCGTCGTGATACTTACTGAAGAATGATTCCTCAGAACAGGTGATCAGTGCTCCGCCTTCAACGTCAATGTCTGCTACTACTTGATCAATTAAAGCGATTTCAGCGTCCCCGCCGTCATCGTTCAAACTGAAAAACGTTGCATCACCATTGATGAGATAACTTGCCCAATGTGATGGGAGGTCGTATTTTTCGATAATCATTGGAAAAACCTACCAACGATGACAGACTCACAATCCTCTGTCAGCTTAACTAAAGTTCCAGACCACACCGTTTCGGATGTATAACCATCCCATCCTTCTAATGCCTCGCTCCCCTCGCTGACTCGCATGAAGTCGTCCAGGTGGTAAACCTTCCCAAGGTAAACAAAAAACCCAAAATTAAACTCGATATCTTGAGGATCCATCCAGTCGTATTCCTTACGAATTTCCGACTGGATGCTTTCGTTAAAGTCCTCCAGGTGCATCAGCGGTCTGGAGTGGTTATTGGTGCGGATGGTAAGCATGAGAAAACCCGGCCTAAGCCGGGGATATTGGAGCGGTTGAAGCAATAAAGTAGTAGTGATCATGGTCGAAACCACAGGCCACTAGAACCATCTGGTGGTGATCCTGGTACGGCCACGACTGCAGCAGCGCTAACGCTGCAGCTTTAGCGTTTTCTGCATCGGTGAGGGAATGATCCCACGATAAAGTCACGCTAAGTTTTTGATCACTATCCCTCCGATGTATTGCGCTGATACGTGCGCCTCTATAAGTTGTTGGCCCATGGTGCTTGGTGATGATTAGCGGCCCCTGGAGTAACTCCATCAGCGAACCACCCGAACATATGGCTGGGTGTTGCTATGGCTGTGGAGCGGAGACTGCAGCGCAGTTTGCACAAAACAGACACCAAATAAGCCTGCCACGATGTACGCGGCAGACAAGCTTAGAAAAGTTCTCATTGGTTTGGTTATTGGTGTGTTGGTGTTAGTTAGGCTTCAACTGTACCGATCCAATACTGGTTATTCGGCCAGGTTCTGGAATAATAGCCAGCTAGAGCGTTGATGGCCTTACGAGATCTTGGCCCCCATGTTGTCAGCTTAGGTTCTCCTTTGCCGTTAAATTGTACGAATAGTTGATACTGAACCATGGTGCTGTCGTTGGTGTGGTTTGGTTGGTGCGGAGGTTGGCGCGCTTGCACTTAGTGAGAGCAAAGCTGCAAAGTGTAGAAAGTGTGAGACGCAGTGGCGCGGCTGCTAACATGCACAAGGACACGCAGCAGGATCTGCTGATCTGGTCTCAGATTTTAGAGTTTGGGCGATAGGCGAGATGTTCTCTGTACAGTCTTACTGTAATGGATAGAGTAAGACACGACAATACAGCTACTACAATCTGACATATCATTTGATACAAGCCAATGTGCTCACCATCCGGTATCAAATGTTACGCATGGGGGCAGGGTTGCAAAGTAGTGCGCTTGTACCAGCACTCCCTGAACCTGCACATATATCCGCTAAACAGTAATCGTGTACTAAAAAAGCCCCCTTAGTGGGGGCAGGGGTTGAGTTTGCTGGAGCGTCGGATCAGTCGTCCTTATTTTCGATAGAGATTTTAAGTTCAGGTGCTTGGATATTGACGGTTTCAACGGATTCACCGATAACACGTCCAATGGAGTCAAGGACTTGGCTAGCGGTTTGGAGCTGGCCTTTTTTAACGGCTTGATAAAAGAGTTTGGTACGCATGTGCTGCAGACGCGGGAGCATATTTTCGCGATCAGCTTTCCAATCTTCTTCGTTCCAATCTTTAACAGCTTTCCAGTCACGCCAAGCGGTTTGGATAGAGACCTGTTCTTTTTCAGAATGGTCATAAACAAGTGCGCGAGCGGACAAGCCGTCTAATTGCCGACGGTATAAGCGTCTTCTACGAGCTTCTACAACTTCATCAGAAGAGCGTCCGGGATTCATTACCTGTCTGACTGTTGTTCTTCGATGTTACCCCTTGTCGGGGGCATTTGGAGGGGGGTAGGAGTCGAGATTCTGTGTAATGTAATAGGCATGAGCACAACAGTAGAGCCTATTAACCTGAGATGGGCGCAGGGCCAAGTTTATTCAAGTGAAAATCGCTTCCGCGTATTGGTAGCAGGGCGTCGATTTGGCAAATCGTACTTATCTTGCGTTGAATTGGTGCGTGGAGCGATTGAGAAGCCAGGGGAGACATTTTTTTATTGTGCTCCAACGTATCGAATGGCAAAGGATATAGCGTGGCGAGCATTAAAGAAGCTGGTACCGAAGGTATGGATCAGGAGTAAGAACGAGACGGACTTACGAATCGAGCTTATTAACGGATCAACGATCGAATTGAAGGGTACAGAGAACGCTATGGCGTTAAGAGGCCGCAGTTTATCTGGAGTGGTATTAGACGAGGCCGCATTTATGGATGCGGAGGTATGGTTTGAGGTTATACGTCCTGCTTTAGCGGATAAAGAGGGCTGGGCATTATTTATTTCTACGCCAGACGGGACAGCTAGTTGGTTTTACGACTTGTGGTGTTATGTACCAGAGGACGAGACTGGAGATTGGCAACGATGGTGTTATACGACGATTGAGGGGGGCAACGTTAGTAAGCGTGAGGTCGAAGCAGCGCGTGCCCAACTAGACAATCGAACATTCCGGCAAGAATTTGAGGCCAGCTTCGAGAATCTGACTGGTTTAGTAGCGGTGAGCTTTTCAGACGACAACATTTCAACCGAAGCCCGCGACATTTCAATTCAACCATTGCTATTGGGCGTTGATTTTAACGTTGATCCAATGAGCGGTATTTGCGCGGTAAAAGACGGTGAAACGCTCTATGTCTTTGACGAGATCATGTTGACAGGTGGAGCGACCACATGGGATTTCGCGGATGAGGTTACTAGACGGTATGGAGTAGATCGCAGAGTCATTGCGTGTCCTGATCCTACGGGTGTGGCACGTAAGACAAGTGGTGTGGGAGTAACGGACCATGCAATTTTGCGCCGTAGTGGATTTACGGTTCAAACACCAAAATCACCGTGGAAGATACGAGACAAGATTACGGCAGTAAACACAGGATTAATGGATGCTGCTGGAGCGCGAAGAGTAAAGATCCATCCAAGGTGTAAGGAGTTAATCAAATCGCTTCGGACGTTGACGTATGCGTCTGGGACTGGGTTACCGAATAAGAATTTAGGAGTGGACCATGCGTTTGACGCATTTGGGTACTTGGTGCTGCAGCAATTTAACCTTGCGAAACCGGAGACATTAGGTACGACTTCTTATCGGCTCTACTAAGATGAAGGCGTACTTCGTGGCGGTAGTACAGGTTCGACCCGCAGCGGATCGGGTGTAAGGGATGCAGGCGCGAGAGCCGGTTCTAGTCCGCAATCATTTAAGCGGTTAGGATAAGGGCAAGTCATTTGTCTTTGTCATGCCCAAAGGCCCTGGAACATACGGCACTCAGAAAGGCCGTCCACCTAAGAAAAAGAAGGGTGTAAAGAAGGGCAGCAAGAAGATGCGGTGTCGTTGTGGCGAGTGAAAACGTCCCAACAAATAAGGCGCTTTACAGTCGTGTAAAGGCCGAAGCGAAGCGCAAATTTGACGTGTATCCAAGTGCGTATGCGAATGCGTGGTTGGTACGCGAATATAAGAAGCGTGGCGGCACCTATCGGAAAGCAACCAGTGGCGGAACGAAAAAAGGCACGAAAACCAGCAAAACCAAAAAAGCCAAGTAAGTCGCGAGGAGGCTTGGGGCGTTGGTTTGATGAGAAATGGGTCGATATAAAGACCGGGAAACCTTGTGGTCGTTCCAAGGGGGAGGATCGTGCTTATCCAGCGTGTCGGCCCTCTAAGAGAGTTTCTTCAAAGACGCCAAAAACGTCTGATGAGATGTCTTCTGCAGAGAAAGCGCGATTCAAGCGTGAGAAAACGAGTTCAAAGAAGATAGGGTATCAGCATAAACGTCGTAAACCGAAGGGTAAAAAGTAATGGCAAAAATCCAACGAGGAGGCCATACATTCGATGGCTACAACAAACCAATTTCTACTCCTGGACATTCCAGCGGTAAATCTCATGCTGTTGTGATCAAAGAGAATGGTAAGGATCGTTTAATACGATTTGGGCAGCAGGGAGCAAAGACAGCAGGCAAGCCAAAAGCTGGTGAAAGCCAAGCTATGAAGGATAAAAGGTCTTCATTCAAGAAGCGTCATGCAAAAAACATTGCCAAGGGCAAAACCAGTGCCGCATATTGGGCTAACAAAGTAAAGTGGTGACATGACTTACTCCGTTCCAGGGCTCGTCAGGACAAGTTTGGTTAGCAGCTCCTATATGGGGAGTGTTGACA